CGACGAGCGCTTGCGATGAGGGGTAGTCGAACGCGCCCTTGATGGCTTGAACGACACCGACGGGAAGTCCGCGGATCCAGGCTGCTACGGTCATGGGTCGAACCTCTTAAGTGTTGATAAAAGTGAGGGGTTTCAATGCGCTAGCTATGCGATAAATATCGCCTCAATACATCGACTTCTTGCCCGAGCCCATGGTGGCCCGGCCTCGTAAGGACTCCATCGTCCCGCGTCCGGCTCCGGCCTTCGCTCCGCCCGGGGGTAGCTTGTTCGCACCAAAGTCACCACCGCCGGAGACGGCGCGGCGGGAACCTGAGCGGCCAACGCTCGCGCCTTCCTTCTCGTTCGCGGCGCGCGAGGGCGGGGCTTTGGGCTGGCCCATGGTGCGAACACTACCCGGCGCGCCCATCGAAGTGGCGCGGTAGCTCTTGTCGCTTGAGCCGCGAAACTTGCCGGCGTCGAATTTCTTCGAGGCGGACCCGCCGCCCTTCTTGCCGATGTAGGCGCCCTGCGCGCGCATCGCCGCGGTCTTGTTCGTCGAGGCGCTGGTCATGCCGACGTTGAAGCGCGGGCCCACCGGCTTCGAGCTCGCAAGGCCGCCGCTCGAGGAGTCGGTCCGTGTCTTGATGTAGCCGGGCATGCCGCCGGCCTTGCCGCGACCCGAGCCGCGCGCGGTACGCACCGGGCTCCGCTGCGTGACGACGCGCGTGCTGCGCTCATTGGTGCCTTGGGTGAATCTCGCTGACATGGGGGTTTCTCCGGTTGAAGGCTTACAAAAAGATCAGGGTTTTTCCTACTCCGCAGCGCAAGGCCTTCTGCAAAGGTGCGCTGCAGCGCTGTGCGGCGTTACCTGGAAAGCACACGTGCGGCGTAAAGCTCCCCGGCCGGCCGGTTAGGCCACCGAGTCCGGCTGCGGGAGTATCTTCGAGAGAGGGGGCACTCAAGAGACGGGGTTTGCCAGGTAGCTTGCCTGCCGCACCCGCCGTTCGGAACACCGCCTGTTATGTGTGCCCGGGCCCCCGCGTGGGGCCACGCTCTTGCGCGTTGGCACAGAGTATAAAAGGCGAGGGCCTTGCGGTCAAACAAGGCCCCGGCAACAGCTTATCGATGGAAGCGGACCGGCGGCGAAGGCCAGCCTGGGCGTTTATATACAGCTTCTGTGCGCACGATTGCAACTTTTACCGCAAGCGATACGACGCTATTCGCACTCCGGCCTGGGTCAGGCGCCCCAGCAAATACGAGAGCACCAGCTGCCGCTCGGTGTAAATTTGCCGCCGCTCGCAGCGCATCTCCTTGGCGATCACCTCGAGCGGTTTGCTGGTCATGTACCAGTTGTGCACGAAGCGCTGCCAATAGGACGGAGCGGTTGCAACGACCGAGTCGGTCGCCAAGGCCACATCGTCCGGGAGCGGGCTTAAGCGAAAGCGCGAGACTTTGAGGGAATCATCGTAGGGGATGTTGCGCACCCCCCCGTCGATGCCGCCGTAGAGGGAAACCACCCAGCGCTGCATGTGCCGGTCGGTCGGTTCGAGGCGCGGGTCCTGGGCGTTGCGCCGGGTGATCCGACGCAACACTTCCGGGTCGCTCGGCCGGATGATGACCGGCGGAATCTCGATGCTGGTGCGAGGCCTTCGACTCACAAGTTCTGTAGGCGGTCCAGCGCGATGGTAAGGCGCGTGATCGAGGAATGGGCCTCGTCGTTCTGCAGTTCGAGGGCGCCGATGAGCGAGCCGGCGTTCGGGATATTCGAGCGCTCAGCCCCGTCTTGCGGCTGCGCGCCGCACCACTTGTCGGCCAGGTGCTCGGCGCGCGCGGCCAGCTCGTTCAGCGTTTTGTTCTGGCTCATGCGCCGGTTGACCGCTTCCTCGAGGCGGCTATTTTTTGGCGCCGTGCCCAACGTGCCGGTGCCGACCCGGGTATCCGACAACGGCCGCCCGGCGCCGGCGTGCAAGTAATTCGATTGCGCTTCATTCATCGCTATCCCCTGTTGGTGGTTGAAAAGTTCCCGGGCGGGCGTTGCCGATCGGCTTCGAAGTCCCGCCGCACAAATCCAAATATCGATCGATGCACTCGCTGGCCTGCACCCAGCCCTTGCACACCTGAGTCTTCCAGCCCAAGGCGATCATGTCGGCCTCGAACTCCTTCTGCTCATCGCTGACGACCCCGCCTTTGGTACGTTTCAGCTCGACCCAGAGCCCCGGTAATTTCAGGCGCCAACACGGCACGGGTAGCAAGTAGTCGAAGACGCCGGGCCTCACGCCTCTCTCTTTGAGTTTGCCCATGGTGATGGCGCGGGTTTTGGCATCGGCGCCCAGATAGGCACCGTTGGGTATAGCGATCAAGATCCTCGATAAACGCAGCCCATTCCACACTCGATAGTGGGCCCACTCCGTGAGGTATTTCGCCTCGTCCTCCTCCTTCGGGACTAGCAAAGAACGCGGCCAAGCTAACCTCATGGGGCACCCTGGCTGCGTGGCGTCGGGCGTGGCGCTTCAAGCACCGGCGGTCGACCCAGCCGCAGTCCATGTTGATCGAGAACGGGCCGCGCATGCTGCGGTTTGGGATCTGCAGCTCCAGGCACTGCAGGCCTGAGACGAGGACCAATTTGCTCATTCATGGGCCCGCGTCAGGCGTTTTTTTTCACGGGCGCACTCGCGCTGCGCCGCCTCGATGACGGGCTGCAGTTTATGCACCCACTCGTAGTGGACCTGCAAAATCAGGTTCTTGGCGTCGGTGGTAAGGTTGACCGGCTCCTCGTATTTGTAGCCGGCCGCGTCCAGATGCTTCTTGAAGATCGGGAGCTTCCAGTGGTCGATCGCCACGGCCGCCTTTTTGGTGGGCTCGGTCATCGGGCGAGCTGGATAACCGGCGTTTCCGGCGGGTTCACTTCCTCCGCCATCACCATGACGCAGGTCTCGATCGACTCCGCCGAGCGCGCTATGTCCTCGGTCAAGGTCTCCGCGTCCGGATACGCAGGCTTGCCCGCGAGCACCCGGTGCGTGACGCGAATCAGGGCCAGGAAGAACACCGAATCGGCGGCGCTAATGGCGAGTTTTGGGGGAATCGGCGAGCCCGGCTCCTGGCACCGCAGCTCCATCATTTTGCGGATCTCCTTGCGCTTGGCCGTCAGCGCCGGCGGTAATTTGTTGAGCGAGACGATGGAAGCCGGTCGCGGCCCGGGCGTCGAGTTCGGCGTGGATTCGGTTGGCGGCGTCCCATCGGGCGGCTCGCTCCCCTTGCTCGTATCCGTGCTGTTTTCCAAGTTGATACCCCTTTTCGAAGGCCTGGCCCAAACGCCTGAAGCGGAAGTAATCCGCACAGACCGAATAGCCGGCGCAAAAGAACCCCGCCGCGATCAGCAGGGTCCAGCCTATAAACTGCGCGTCGCTAATCGGCTCGCGCATCGCCGTCGTCCTTGAAGGCATCGCGCTGCTTGGCGGTGGGCTTTACGCTCTCGGCCATCCCGCCGGTGAATTCCTCGAGGTTCGCCAGCACCAGCATGACGGCGCCCCCGACCGAGTCGGCAACCGCGTGCGCCCCCTCGCTCTTGTCGGCGATCTCCAGCTGCACCTTCACGCCTTCTTTGAAGGTCACGGAGACGATCTTGGCGTTGACGCTGGCGAAGGAGCGCGCGGACACCGCGGCCACCACGTTCTTGATTTCCTCGGCCACCTGGCCGCGCAGCCGGTCGATGACCACCTGCTGCTTTTCCTCGTCCATGGTTTGAAAGCGCGGGCTCTGCATTTTGAGTTCGAGCAGCAAGGCCTTGAGCAGAGTCGTTCCAACCGACTCCTCGATTTGAGCGAGAGATTTGGTCATCGAGATATCCCCTAAATTGAAGTGATCGATCTTCTTTGCCTTCGGCCCAAGGGAGTCGGAGCTAAGAGCCCCCCTAACCCCCTGGCGTGTCCGCCAAAAAGCTCGAGCGGCTCACACCTCAAGGTGTGCCGTATGCCTGTTCTGCCGCCCGGACTTAAAGGCGCCCCGGACCTTACCCCTGAAACGGATTTGCACCGCCCACGCCCGCCAGATATTTGAGCCCGTAGCGAGGGGCTTAAACCGTCTCCAGCGCCGGCTCGGGCCGCGCGAAGCGCTCCTCTCGGAGCTTTTTGTACAATTTGCCGTGGAACCACTCGCCTCGGATATTGAGGTGGTGGAACTTGCGGTGAAGCCATTGCTCGCGGGCAAAGGCCAGCTCGCGCGAGAGGAAGGGAAATCGCGCAATGACGCTCAGGCGCCGCGGGTTGCCGCACTGTAGTTCGGCCAGCCTCAAATCGGGGTCCTCGGCGATGCCGATCTTCAGCGGGCCCCGGATGCCGTCACCTTCCCATTGCTGGACGATGTACACGTAGCAGGGTGCGCCGTCAGTCAAGCCGGCACGCGCTTCAGGCGCCCCTGCGGGCCCTTCTCCTTCACCCCGTTTTCCAAGAACCAGGCATGCACCTTGGCGGCGTCCGAGCACTTCGGGTCGTAGGTGGGGTCCTCGGCAAAGCGCTTGAGGGTGTGGTACCGGCAGCCGGACTGGGCCGCGATGCGCTTCCACCAGCCCCGTGAGTAGCGGACGTATAGCCGCAATTCATCGGTGATGGTCTGGATTTCGCTGACTTTGGTAAGCACGGGGCCAGTCTAGCGGTTGAAATATTTATAAGTCAAATGGACTTGAACTGCCGGGCGTTCGTCCGGTAGTCTTGGACGTTATGGAAGAACCCCTGCCGGACCTCACACCGATCGTTGCGGCCGGCGGCAAAACCAATAAACCGCATGGGCCGGCGAAGCTCAAGCCCTACCGACCACCAGGAGAGACAGTGCCCGAAGCCCAAGACGATACGAGCGCCGCGGAATTGACCACCGATGAGCGCGACACGTTGGCCGAATACTTCCGCGCCAAGGACCGGGAGATCGCGCTCGCGATGATCCCGCCGCCGGACCTGCAGGTCGCCTTCGATAACGCCTTCGCGGCCGCACAGCGCGCGTTCACGCCGATCCTGCGCTCACGCACGGTTGAGGTGTTCCCGAAGCAGCGCGCCGACGGCTACAAGCCCCCGGCCTACAAATTCAGCTATGCGCCGCTCGAGACGATCCTCGCCGCCTGCGTGCCGGCGTTGAACGCATACGCCATCAGCTTCCGGCAGTTCGTGCAAATACGCCTGCGCGGCGAGAGCTGGGACCACTTCGTGGTTACGCGCCTGCGCTACAAGGGCCTGGTCGTCGATGACGACGGGATCTTCGTTTTCAAGACCGACCCCAACGCGCAAGCGTACGGGGCGGCGGTGACCTATGCCAAACGCATGGGCGCCACGCTCGCATTCGGCGTCGCGGCCGACGATGACAACGATGGCAATCACGGCGGAGGGGATGACTTCACCGTGCGCGACGGAGCCCAAAGGGCCCAGGGCTCTACCCGCCCGCAGACCCCTCGCCAGACACGGGAGGAGGGTAAGCGGGCGGTCGCCGAGGCGGCTAAGGAGCCGGCCACTAAGTTGTCGACGGCGCCGGTGAAAGAGTACACCGAACGGGAGCTGGCCGACATGGAGGGCAAGGTGGTCGACTACCGCGACGAGCTGCTCGAGGCGCTCGCCGAGGGGCGGCGCACGGGCATCGTGCAGATCTGGGATGAGATCAAGGGGAACGAGTTCATCGGCACGCGGGTTTGGAACGCCATCCGCGACGGCCACCCGGACCTGTACCGCACGCTGAAGGACGTCGTCGCGCCGGCCGAGAACAAAGGCCCGCGGGGCCCGAAGCCGCGCAACCCCGACTCCCCGCCGCTGCAGGGAAAGCTCGCGTGAAGCTCTACGCCTGCAAGACCTTGGAGGCGGTCATCTACGTCGCGTGCGCCGATATCGGCGAGGCGTTGGCCGAGTCGACCAGGATTGCGCAGGCATCGCGGCCGGCGCAGCACGCCACGCAGCGGGAAATTCGCTCGATCCACTTGGAGTGCGACAACGTGGTCATCCTGGGAGAACGCAAGTGACCAAGCGCACCGAGCCGCCGGCCGACCTCGTCCATAGCGAGGAATTCGTGGTGATGTTCTTGGGCTTCCTATGCGCCGACCTGCCCGAGCTGCACGCGCTGGAGTGCCCGAAGGTGCTGGAGTCCTGGGAGCGCTTCAAGAAGGAAATGGGGAAGGAAACATGAGTTTTTTCTGGCTTGCGTTCCCGAACGATCACCACGCCTCGATCGAAGCCAAGGACGCGCTCGCGGCCAAGACGGTGGCCGAACACATCACCGGCGACCCGGTCACGGTGTTGGGCACCCTGCCGTATCCGGCCGGGATCCAGGTGCAGGAAAGCGGCTGCCCATCGTTTTGCCACAGCCCCAGCGATTGCCTGGGGAAGTCGAGCTGCCCCCACAACCCGGCGTGCAGCGAATGAAGTGCGCGTTTTGCGGCTTCGTGGCGGCCGGCAATCACAAGGCGACCGAATTTGTCGAGGAGAGCACGCCGCGGCGGCGGGTTCTGTTTCAACGGGAGTGGTTTACTTGCCCGCTTTGCGGGGAGCGCGAGCTGCTCGAACAACGGATGGTTAAACAGGAGGTTTGGGATGCTAATTCTAACGCGGCGGGTGGGCGAGACGGTGTGCATCGGCAACGATGTGCAGGTGACGGTGATGGCGGTGAACGGCGCGCAGGCGCGCTTGGGGATCAAGGCGCCGAAGAACGTCACCGTGGATAGGGAGGAAGTGGCGCAGCGCAAGCAGACCGAGCGCAACGCCCGCTGGCCGGAGTACGTGCGTGAGCGCTAAGGCCTACCCCTTGACCTGGCCGCAAGGCTGGAAGCGAACCGTGGTCCGCCGCGACGGCGCCTTTCGCGCCGGCGGCAGCCGCGGTGGTGGCGCGGGCCGGCGGGTCGAGATCGACGACGGCGTGAACCGGGTTTATGCCGTGCTTTTGCTGATGGGGGTGAAGGACGAGGGGGTCATCATCTCCACCAACGTGCGCCCGAGCTTAGGCTCGCGCCCGGGCTCGATCCAGGTTTCGGATCCGGGCGTTGCCGTGTACTGGACCGACAAGCGCCAGCGCGCGCAGTGCATGGCGATCGATCAGTACACGCGGGTGCCGGACAATTTGGCCGCGGTCGCCAATACGCTCGAGGCGCTCCGGGCGATCGAACGCTACGGCGGCGCGGAGATCCTCGATCGCGCGTTCACCGGCTTTACCGCGCTCCCGGCGCCTGAGTCGGCCTACCGCATCCTCGGCGTGCCCGAGGGCGCCAGCAAGGGCGATGTCCAGGCGGCATACCGGCGCTTAGCCTCCCAGCACCACCCCGACAACGGTGGCGATGAGGAGCAATTCAAGAAGGTGACCCAGGCCCGCGACGCGCTGTTGGGATGAACCGCTGCCAGCACTGCGGCCGCTTCCTGCCGGCGTCCTTCGCCGCGTCGAAGGTGACCTGGTGCGCGCCGATTTGCTTGGAGCGCTACATCCGCAGCCATAATCTGCGCCAGCGAGCACTGCCCCTGGGGAAACAATGAACGACATCGCCGAGATGATGGATACCTTTTTCAACGGCCGCCCGGCCCCGAGCACGGCCAAGCACGCCGAGGCCTTGCGCCTGCTGCGCGGCATGCACGACCGCTACCACTGCGAGGAGTGCATCTGCGTGGTCGCCAATTTCCTGCGAGAGAACCTGCCACCAACCACGAAGGGGAAGTCGAGTGAACGAACGTCAAATCGAAGATGAGATCCGGGCCAAGGGCCTGACCGCCGCGCGGGTGACGCCGGAGATCGTCGACTCGCGCATCGTCGGCGAGGATTACCACGTATTCCCAAATTCGCAGCTCACCGTCTGCTGCCTGACCTTGACCAACGGGTTCACGGTGACCGGCGAGAGCGCCTGCGCCAGCCCGGAGAACTTCAACGCCGAGCTCGGGCGCAAGATCGCACGCGACCGGGCCCGCGACAAGATTTGGGCGTTGGAGGGCTACTTGCTGAAGACCTTCCTCGCCGGCGCCGGCAAGAATACCGTCGGTAGCGGCGGGTGAGTTTCGAGGCGGAAACAACCGAGGAGCACGAGCGGCGCACTGCATTGCGATTGCCCAGCCGGCGCGGTCACAACTATCGGGACCCGCGGCCGCGCCAGTGATTCGCTACCACGGGCTACCAATGTGGCCGGAAATGGACATGGCCCGCGCCTTCGCAGCTCGCCACGGCATGGGTCTCCTTCGCGCACCCCGAACAGATCGACATCGCCGCGGAGGTGTGCCAGTCCGTCGTTTTAGATAACGGCTCATTCTCGGCGTGGAAGGCCGAGAAAACGCACGATTTCGCTGGCTACGCCGAGTGGTGTGGGGCGTGGCTCAAGCACCCGGCGGTGGAGTGGGCGGTCATCCCGGACGTGATCGACGGCGACGAGGAGGCCAACGACGAACTGCTCTATGACTGGCCGATCCCGGAGCGCTGCGTCCCGGTGTATCACATGCATGAGTCGCTCGATCGGTTGGCAAAGCTGGTGGAGGACTACCCGCGCGTGGCGCTGGGATCGTCTGGCGAATTCGCGAAGCTGCGAACGCCGAAGTGGTGGGCTCGAATAGCGGAGATGATGGACATCGTCTGCGACGAGGAGGGCATGCCGCGCACCAAATTGCACGGCCTGCGCATGCTGGATCCGGACGTCTTTTCGCACCTGCCGTTGGCCTCGGCGGATTCGACCAACGTTTCGCGCAATGTGGGTTTTGACTCGAGGTGGAACGGGCCCTACGCCCCAACCTCGAAGCGGATCCGCGCGCTGGTGATGATGGACCGGGTGGAAATGCACGCCTGCGCGCGCCGCTGGTGCTCCTCAACCGGCGAGCAACGCAACTTCGAACTGATCGGGTGACTTTATGGCGTACCAGCACCTCAACCGATTGCAGCGCAAGGCGATGGCCGCGTTCTCCCGGTCCGAAGCGAAGCGCCGGCCGAAGGTGCTCACGCCAATACCGCGCGACCGCTGGCCGGCGAACCGCGCGATGCACCCGACCGAGTGTTGGGAGAGCAGCACCTTTTTGGTCCAGCTCTTCGACGCGCCGGTGTTCCAGGGGATCGACACGCGCCAGCTATCGATCTCACGGGTCACGCTGAAGGAGGATGGGCACTGGGACGAGAATGTTTCGTGGGACGAGCTGATGGAGTGCAAGAGGCAGGCGGGGTTTGGGGATTGGTACGCGGTGGAAATCTACCCGCGCGATCGCGACATCGTGAACTGCGCGAATTTACGGCACCTGTGGATGCTGGCGGCGCCGCTGGATTTGGGTTGGTTCGATGGCACTCCGGCGCACGCCGTATAGCCCGTGCAAGCTGTACTACGACGGCGCTCGAGACTTGCGCGCCGGCGACTACCTGAAGACCCCTGGCGGATCCGCCTACCTGGTGCAGGCGCTTAGGGTGAACCGCAAGCGGCCGTACCGCCGGCACTTGGATTGCCTGCGCTGGCCGATCGATGAGATCCCGGTCGACGCGCGGGTGCATCCGCTGTTTTGGTACAAGCGGTGACCGAGGACCAAATGGTGCGCTGGGTGCTGAAACGCCGGATCCGGCTGCTCAAAAACTGCGAGAGCTGGCTGACCGGCCGCGAGGCCTTCCGCACGTTCTGCCGGGAGGAGATCAGCCGCCGGCGTCAGCGATCTGCTGATCCAGCGTTTTCTTGCGCGCCGCGCCGCCCTTGCCTTCTGCCGTTGCGGGGTCGTTCGCGTTCAACGGTACCTGTGGATTGGCCCGCGGACTGAGCGTGTTGCCGATCGACTTCAGCCCGTTGATGAGGCGCTGGATGTAGCCGGGGTCCGGCGCAGCTGGGGTGGGGTCGGCCATGGTGCTTCCTCTAGTGACACTTTACGGTTTGGGCCCACTTGCTGCAGGCGCGGAATTCGTCGACGACGGTTTGGCAGCTTCCGACGACGATGGCAAGAGCGTCGCTAATTGGTCGAGCGCTGCTTGGGTTTGGTCCGCCGCCGCCGCCCCCTTGCTGAAGTCCGGCGGGGTTGGGTCCGCCGGGCAGGTGACGGGCACCGGCAACGGTGCAGGCCTCGTAGTCGCGCACCCGTTCAGCAAGAGCCACAGAAGTAAGCCGGTGAGCTTCCAACGCGGAATCGAGTTGTGTCTGGACTGCATGGGTCTCCGCCTTCGCCGCTGCGTTGATTTTCGCGTCCGCGGCCGCCTGTGCGGCCCCGTCAGCCTTTACCTGGGCCAGGGTAGCCTTGTCCGCGGCCAATTGCCCGCGAACGCCCGTGAGTTCTTTACCGCGCCCCCAGGCCAATAGGGCGACCAGGACGAGGGCGATCTGCCACTTCCAGGCCCACACGGCCTTCAGGGCGGTTAAAACAGCCGTCATATGTGAACTCCGTCGCTATACAACGCAAGGGCCTTGCGTTAGATTAGGCTCAATTTAAACAGGGAGACGTTATGGCGAACATCAATTTTAAACCCAAAGGTAAGCGCTCCGCGAAGGGGCACCCGGCCGGGCACGTGCGCATTGTCACAACCGACGGCGCGTTTCTGCACTCGTACGACTCGGGCTGGCTCGAGGTAGGCGATGACCCCACGTGTTGGACCGAGGATGCGACCAAAGCGTTGTGGCTCTCGCCCGAAGACGCGGCGCGAATCATGCGCGCCAACGGCGCGTGCGGTTTCCAGGCAGCGAGCATCGAACGTGAGTAAGCGGGCGCAATTCTGCGGTGTCATCCAGGGCAGCGTCCCCGTGCGCCCCGGCGAAACCGAAGAGCAAGCGGTCCAGCGGGCGGAAAGCGAGTTGCTCGCGTTGCTGGGGGCTCGGGCGAAACGCCTCAGCGACGATGGTTCAGGCCCGAACGTCGGGCTCGAGCTGAACGACAGCCCATGAGTACCTTCGCGGCCATCGTCACCTGGCTACACGCGCACCACCTTTGGGGCGCCTTTCACTGTTACGCCCTCGGCACCTTCCCCTGGAGACCCCTATGCACCCGCGTATCTGCCTCGCTCGCATTCTTGCGCTCACCGCGAAACTCTCGGCGACCCCGGAGGGGTTCGAGCGCCAAGCCATCCTGCGCGACCTCGATTTCTACTTCGATGAGTTAAAGCACACCGTGCTCGACCCGTTGAAGACGCAAGGGCCTTGCGTTAATGTGCCCGCCCGCAACAATAATCTGGAGTAACACCGATGGATTCTTTTCACAACGCGCCGCCCACCGCGGCGCTCGCTACTATCGACGCCGGCACGCAGCAGCTCGCCGATCGCACCCCCAACATCCTCTCGATCGCCGAGGGCTTTGACTGCGTCGACCGCGACGCCTTCGTCGCCGGCTCCGAGCGCCTGCGCGAGATCAAGGACCTGCAGAAGCGCCTGGAGGAACGGCGCACCAGCGTCACCGGCCCCCTGAACACGGCGCTGCGCAATATCAACGACTGGTTTCGGGGCCCGGTGGCCGCGTTGGTCAAGGCCGAGCAGGCCTACAAGTACAAGCTCGCCGCGTTCCAGGACAAGGAGCGCAAGGAGGTCGAGCGCCAGAAGCGCGAGGCCGACGAGAAGGCCCGGCAGAACCGCGAGGAGCTTGAGCGCCGCGCCCGGGCTGCGGCCGCGAAAGGCAATACCGCCAAGGCGGAGGAGCTGGTGGCGCGCGCCGATGCGGTGGTGCCGGCGCCGCCTGAGTTGGCGCCCATCAAGGCCGCCGGCGTGTCCTTCTCCGAGCAGTGGGAGTTCGAAGTGGTCGACGCCTCGCTCATCCCGCGCGCCATGATGACGATCGATCTGGCGAAGATCGGCCAGCTCGTGCGGGCCCTCAAAAACAAGGAGACGGCCGAGGCGGCGGTGCCGGGCATCAAGGTGTTCTCGCGGCCCAAGGTCGGCGCGCGCGCACTGCGATGAAGAAAATCGATCCGCAGGTTTTCATCACATCAGGGGCGAAGGGCGGCAGCGCGAAGGGCGCCACCAAGCGCCGATCGGACGAGTTTTACAAGCGCCTGGCTGCCCTGTCGGTAGCGGCGCGCAAGGCCAAAAAGGAGGCACGCGATGGTAAGAAGTAACAACCCGAGGGAGAACCCGGACAAGGCGATCATCGACAAGATCGTCGATTGGCGGAAGGCGAACCGGCCAACCGACACCACCGACATCAAGGTGAATCTGGCCCCGGAGGCGTTGAATCAGATCCTGAAGATGCCGCTGCCGCGCTCGGGACAGGCGTTTCCGGCGAGCTGCCTGTACCGGGGGTATCGGATCGTGGCCACCAAGACTCGGGAAAAAGCCGGTGCAAAAACGTCTCCACCCGCCAGCCCGTCGCCTTCACCACGCGAAGTTCGGACTCCGTACTCTGACTCATGACGTCTAGCTGGTTGCGGTCAGCCTCGATGGCCGCTTCCAGCTTTTTTCGGGTGTGAACGATCAGCGCGAGCACGAGCAGCAGCAGCCCCACCGTGGTGCCGACCCCAAGTAATATCCAGTCCGTTCGGTTCATCCTTGGCCCCTTCAGTGCATCGCCTTCAAGCCTATCAGCGTGCACACAACGCCGATGGCGATTGTCGCGAATTTCTCCAATAGCCAGACCGCGGCCTTCCACAACCGGCCGACGTCTTTGTCCCGGGGCTTCAACTTCTCATCGACCTGGGCGTTGATCAGCAGCGCCAATTTCACCGGCGCCAAGTGCGACATGTCGCGGCGCATGCGCTTCAAGACCTGGATGATGCCGCGGGTTTGCACCTGGTTGGTGACCCGCATCCGCTCGAGGGTGGCCACCAGCTCGAGGCGCCACTTAAGTTCGCCCGGGGCCTGCGCAATTTGGCGAAGCCGCCGCATCGTATCGTCGGTGCTTAGGCGGAATTCCTCGTCATCTCGCAGCGGCATCGGGCGGCGCGTCCTGGGCGTTGAGCATGGCGTTCACTTCCTTGACCGCCTTCACGATGTGGCCGGCAAATACGATCACCGCAGCGGTGCCGATGATCCAATGGCGCAGCTTGTTGGGCACGTACACCTCGAAGTCCGACCAGCCGGCCTGGGCTGCCGTGGAGGCGGCGACCAGGTAAGCGAAATAGGTGTCGAGCTTCTTGTGGAGGGCGAGGAATATCGCCCAGGCGCGGCTCACGCCTGCTGGACTGCCGGGTTGGGGATGGGCGTCGCGCTCGCGATTTCGCCGTCTTCCGCGATGGGATCACCGATTGTCAGGGCGACCGACATCAACGTACCGGGGTCGGCTGGCAGGCGCTGGGCGATGAACTGCAAATAGTCGCCCGTGTGATTCTCATTGGGCGGCGCGAAGCGGTACACGGCCTGCGCGATCGTGAGCTTGTCGCGCGTCGCATAGAGACCCAGTTGACGGGTGAGCGCATCCCAGCCCTCCTCCGGCGTCGCGAAGTGTCCGATGCCATCCGGGTCGCCCGGCTCGTGCTGCGCCCCTGGAGCATGGCGCAGATCGCCCGGGTTATTGTCGAGCGTCGGCACCGCGTTAGCCTTGCCGAAGCCCTCGCGGCAGCCAAAGAGCGCAGCGCAGCGGGAGACGGAGATCACCTCAAAACACCTTGTGACCGAGAAACACCAGGCCCGCGCCGAGTGCTGCGCCGGCCGCGAGGGTGATGGCGCCGCGATGCTCGGACCAGAAGGTCTTGCCGGCGTTAATTTCCGCCAGCAGCTTGGCCTTCAGCGCCGCTTCGGTCGCCGTTATCTCGGGGCCTACTTGGTTGGATGGGCTGGACATTGGACTTGGCTCCCTTGGGTGGTTTGAGCGCCGGCTCTCCCGGCGGTTTTGCAGGCGGCGCGGGCTGCTGCTTCATGAGCTGCGCCTCGATCTCGGCCAGCGGTGGCTGCGCGATCTTGTAGGGCAGCTCGGCCAGGGCGTTGAAAATAGCGGCGACTGTTTTGGCGGAGAGCTCAAGCTTCGAGACCTCCGGGATCAGGATTTGTGGCACTCGATTATCCCCTCATGTTCGCTTGCCGGGAGCGCATCGTAGCCCTCGGGGATGCCGTAAAGCCACATATTCAGCGTGGTGGCGTAGCGCGAGAGGCAGCGGATGGTGTGCCGCTGGCTGCCGTCGAAGTCAACGATGTCGCCGTGGCTCGCATACTTTTTCTGGCCGCCTGGCAGCTCAACCGCAACCATGCCGGTGAGCACGATCACGTTGTGCTCGTTCGCCCGATCGTGGGAATGCGGCGGCAGGCAATCGCCGTGCTCGTAGTCGTAGCGCATGCCGAACAGCGCGCCCGAGCGGTACCAGCGGTAGCGGATCATGTGTAGAAAAAGGCTACGCCGCCTACTTGGCCGCCCGTGCGCCCAGTGTTCCCCGAGCTCAGTCCGCCATGTCCGCCAGGATTGCCCAGGCTCGCGTTGACGCCCGCAATTGGAGAGCCACCGCTGCCGCCGATGCCGGATCCAGGATTTCCGGCGCCGCCCGTGGTGTTAGCTTGCGTGCCGCCCGAGCACGTTCCACCAGCACCACCCAGACCGGCGGGCGCATTGCCGCCGACGGCGCCGCCATTCGCGGTTATCGTCGTGATCGCCTGGGTGCCGGAGGAGACGCTCGAGAGTGCGCCATTGGCCGCGCCCACCGTGTAGCTGAAAGTCAGTCCGCCAACGACGCCGAGAGAGGTGCGACCGTAGCCGCCAGCTCCGCCGCCGCCGCCCGCGGTGGCCGCGCATCCGGTGCCAGCTCCAGTCCCGCCGATGTTGGACGGGCCCCATACCTCGACGACGCATGACCCCGCGCCGGCTGGGATCGTCTCGGTAAACGATCCTGGGGTGACGTGTGTGACTAAAGTCGGTGCGATGCCGCCGGCTGCAATGAGCATCTGCGCGATGCCGGCCCAAATCATTCCACGGCGGCGCGCCTTCAACACCCAGCGGACCCGCGAGCGGCGGCGCCGTACGTGGGGGGATTTCAGTTTCGCGCTCAAGAGAGGCCGGTCCCGGAAATCCACCAAGCGGTGGCTGAAACTTTGATGATCGTCGCCAGCCCTTTGGAGGCGAGAGTCCGCGTGCCCGTACCGCCGCCGGCCGCCCAGACCAAGGTGTCCGTAGTGATGGCAATCGTGCTTGAGGCGCCACTATTACTCACAATCGTAATAGCCGTGCCGACGGGATAGGCGACGCTGGCGTTGGCTGGAATGGTGACCGCGACCGCGCCGGCATTGGTGAGGAAAACATGCTTGTTGGCGTCCGCCAGGACTAGGCCGTAGGTCGTCCCGGCCTGGCTGTTCTGCGGGATGCCCGCATAGACCGGCGAGAGGCTGCCAGCGCCGTTATTGATATTGATATTTTGCGAGGTATCAATGGTCAGCGCGAGCAGGGAATTGGAATACAGGTGAACAGCGGCTGCGCCGGAGCTCCCGATCCCCAGCGGAATGGTGCCGAAGGTGAACATTTCGGCCTGACCGGCCAGGAAATTATTACCCGAGCCTATGTCCAGGAAATTGGTGCCGCTCTTGGCGAATACCAACGAGTCCCCATCGCCCGTTCGATTTATCAGCAGCGGCGTGCCGCTGGACGGCGCGAGCGTAGTGAAGTTGCCGCCTGGGGTCACTATCAGCCGATCGGTCGTTCCTAGGGCTTGGGAGGCTGAGAGGCGGAAGGAACCATCGCTCCGGGTATTCCCCAAGACCCAATTTTGCACACCGAAGGTGTCGAGATTGAGTTGAGCATTGCCGGCGCTGGCCGTGCCAATTCCTACCCGCGCATCGCCGGAGCCGGATCCGGAAATGAAAAACGCTCGATCACTCGCGCTTCCAGGGGTGGGAGCCGTCAGGGTGTAAGCCCCCGTCGCCGCCCAACTGAGTCCGAGCAGCGCGCTGGGGCCTAACGATCCATGCCCATCGCCGAACAGCTCCAAGAAAGTCGCACCACCTGACTGGCTGCGCACCAGTAGCGCATAGTCGGCGGACGTCGTGCCGGCGTTGATGCTCAAGCCGAAAGATTGCCCGGAGGTCGAGGATCCGGTCATCGTGACCGTGTTCGCGTTGGCGACGCCCTGGAATGCAGCGCTGACACCGGAGCCGGCCGCGAAGGCCACGGGTTGCGCGAAGGTCACGCCGCCCGCTTGCACGAAAGTCATCCACGGCGTGCCGGAGAAACCGATGCCGACGCCAGTATTGTCGGCAAGTATGAATTGCAGCGCCGGGTTGTTCGAACCACCCGTGCGCGCGATGCCGAACCCGACGCCGTCAGAGCCGCGCGTCAAGTTCAGCACCTGACCGTTGGAGAGGCCCCAGGTCATCGGCGTGTTGGGCGTCGAGAGGCCGTCCTTGGTCAGGCAATTGTTCAAGCCCGCCGCGAAGTCATTGTCCTCGGTGTCGAATTTGGTCGCACTTATTGGTAAATTTGACGCAGCATCAGCAGACCATGACGGGTATCCGCGCGTGTAAACTCCCGCAGCCCACGGCGTAGCTAAATCCCCCCAAACGGGCGTAAATGGACTCTTAAGCGCATCACGGTATACACTCCTCTCATGGCTAAAACACCTTGCAAAATATGTGGCACAGTTCCCACTGTTGCCGTCGGATTATGTCGCAGTCATTACTCGCAGGCCCACCACGCTGGTACCCTCCCGGTGCGCCCTTCCAAGCGCGAACGATTCGAGGCGAAGTACGTGGTGTTGCCTTCCGGTTGCTGGGAATGGCGGTCCGCTCAGGGCACCCAGCGCTATGGTCAGTTCCGCGCCGAAGAGGGGCTAAAAAAAGCCCACGTTTATAGTTACGAGATGGCCCGCGGTCCGGTCCCGCAGGGCGTCTACGTGCTCCATTCGTGCGATAACCCGCCATGCGTCAATCCAGCCCACCTGCGGCTCGGCACGCACATCGACAACATGCAGGACGTCATCGACCGCGAACGACACCAGCACCAGCGGAAGCTTTCTGCCACCCAAATTGAAGCGATCAAGGCCCTCAAGGGGGTCATGACCCAACAGGACATCGCCACCCAGTTCGGCATCAACAATTCAATGGTCTCGCGAATTTTATCCGGCAAGCGCCGGTCAGGGAGAGTTCTATGAAAATCCTCGTTCGCCAATGGCTCCTTTGGAGCGTCATCCTGCTAGTCGGGCTTTGGCTGCTCTCGCCCATCGCCGGCTTCCTGGCGGTGTGCTACCTGCCAGTCTCGCTGGTCGTCACCTTCGCCATCGTCGTCATTGCGAGGACGGCGCTTGGTTGAAGTTTGCGAGGGCCTGGGCGAGTGCCGCGCTGCGCGCGCTCATCGGGCCATTCGAAGCAGCGGCCGCCGGGATCGCGCCCGCCTGCCCCATGTTCGAAAACAGGTACTTGTTCGCGCCCCACCGCGCTGCGGGTAATATTCCCGCCGCCGCGAGTCCCCAAGGCGATCCCGTCGCGTGCTCCGCGAGCAGTGCGGCCATTCCGGAGCCGTAGGCGTCGAGGTGGTTCACCCGGCTGCCGATCTTGTTGGGGTCCTGCATCGCTTTCGGCGCCTGCTTGGCCATATCGGCGATCAACTTCAGCTCGCCCGTGAGGGGATCGCCGCTATTGGCGAGCCGGGCGGCATTCACGTTCGGCGCGTCCGTTGGCCCCGTGAGAGCGTCCTCGACGCTGTGGGTTTTCGCGATCAACTGGCGCGATGCCCGGAAGTTCTTGACCACGTCGGGCGAGACGTCCGGCCTGCTCGAGATAGCCCGGTCGATCTGGTTTTCTAGGTTGGTGGCCAGCGTCTTGTAATCGGCGCCAAGCATATTATCGCCGGCCTTGTAGGCGGCGCTCGCCGCGTCGCGTAGAGCGCTGATCTTGTCGACCGCGGGCCCCGACGGGAAGTTAGGCTGCGCCAGCGTATCGATCTCGGCGAGGATGGGCGAGGGCTTCGACCCAGGGAAGGCGGAGGCCATCTGCGTGTACTTGTCGCTCACATCGGCCAAGGTCTGCAAGTATTGATCGTCGGTCGAGATGTTGCCGACCTTGCGCACCGCCGTGTAGCCGGCGCTGGCCTGCCGGCGCACCGCGGCCAGGGCGCCCGCCGTCAGGGGCGCATCCTCGTTCAATCCGACCGCGCGCGCGGCCAGGCGGTTCGCCACATCGGCGTTCTCCGCGCTCGCCTCGTGCTGGGTTTTGAGTTTTCCGGCGGTGCTTTCGATGATTGCGTTGACAGCTGTGGGGTTCGAGGCGGACGGTGGCACCACGCCGCCTTCCGACTGCCAGCGCTTCAGCAATTGAGCCGTAAACTGCGCTTTGGTCTGGTCCGGCGTGAGCACTGACGAGGGGATCTCCGACAAGGGCCCTGCAGTGCCCCCAAGCGATGACCCAAGTTCGGGGACTGCCCCCCCGGCCAGTGTGCGTGCGGCCCCGGGCAGGCCCGTCGCGGCGGCGCCTCCAACCATGGGGCCAAGAATATCGGTCGCCTTCTCGATCTTCCCCTGCGGGGTGCCGAAATAGCGATCCATCGCGGCGTTCAGATCCGCCGAGGGCAAAGTGTAATGCTCGCCGGTCAGGGCGTTGCGCGTGCCGACGCCGGCATCCATGGCCATGAAAGGCAACGCGGTCACGATCTTGGTGCCAACCCGCGCAGCCATGCCGCCGAAATGTTTCAGCTCGTCCGCGTTGCTCGCATCGTACTGCTGGCCGTCCGGCGCGGTGACCATGGCCGGCGCGGGATGCGCGGCCGTATAGGCCGCCTGTAACTGATCGTCGCTCATGCTCGAAAGCGCGGACGGCGCCTGCTGCTTGGCCGCGAGGGCCTGCAGGTCGGCGTCCGAGAGCTGCGAGAGGTCGGTCACTTCAGAAGGCCCCGGCGCTTCATTTCGGCTTCGATGTCCGCAGCCGAGGGCGCTGCGTCCTTCGCGGTTGAGCCAGCCGCGCCCGGTGCCGGCGCATTCTTATCGAGCCAGGAAGCGAACGGCACCTTGTTCGCGTAATAGCTCTCGAAGCGCGTGGGGTTGCCGTTCAAATGATCATGGTAGTAGGCGTAATCGCTCGCCCGCTGCTTTGAGAATTGCGCCGATTGCGTATCGAGCTGCACCAGGCGCTGGATGGCGCCCGACATCATCTGCGGGGAGGGCGAGGCATCGTTCGCGAGGATCTGGAACTCGCTCGCCGCCGGCCGACCACCGAAGGTGGGTTTTAGGGACAGCAGGGGATTGCGCAGCAGGTACTTTTTCAGCTCGTCAGTGGAGTTGACATCGCCCCCAGGCAGCCAGCCCGTGGGCAAATTCAGCTCCGCCGCGCGCTTTTTCAAGGTGTTGATGGTGTCGTACATAGGGCCGGTGGTCGCGGTCGAGAGCACCTTCAAGGCCTCGTTATTGAAGGCGATGCGCTGGTCCGCCAAGTCCGCCTCCGAGCCGTACTTGGTGGAGAGCTCGTCGTTCTTGTCGACCATCTTCTTGACCGTGCCGGCGACGTACGGGTCCTCGCCCAAGGCGCTGGTGTTCGGGCGCTGCGGAACGCCGCGCCAAATTCCCGGTGTAACCCCCGGAGGGGCTGTGGGAGCGGCGCCGGCCGCGTTGGGGGGAACCGTAGGGCCTGCGGGTTTGGGTGGCGCAGCGCCTTGCGGCGGCGGCGCGCCAGGCGCTCCCGGGATGGGCGGGAAGTACCTGTTTGGCGGTGGGCCGGCCGCGCCCCCTTGAGGGGGACTTTGGGGCGCTCCCGCGGCCGGTGTGGGGGGACTTTGCGGCGCACCGGGGATACCGCCCAGGCCGAACTGAACGCGCGAGCCGCCGCCGGCGGTGGGCAGATCGTGGATCTCGCCCATATTCTCGCCGGTCTTCTTGGCCGTTTCCTCCTGCTGCTCGGCGGTCGCGGCGCCGGGAATCAGGTGCGTTTCGGCGACGTTGCCGTTCGCATCCCGCGTGTACTCCTGGTTGGGGCCTAAGTTCGGCGTGCGGATGAACTTATAGCCGCCCTGGCCGTCCGGAATGCCCGTCTCCCCGCCGGCGCGCATCTCGAGCGAGCCCTTCTTGGCCATCTCGGCTTGCAGCGCGTGTTGCGCGGCCGTCACGTTGCCGCCGTAGGCGCGCAGCATCGTCTGCCACTCGGGCGTCCCCTTGATGGCGTCGAGGTACTTCGCCGGGTCGGTGCGGTACAGGTCAAAGAGCGGCTTTGCCGGCACGCCGATCGGGTTCAAGGGGTTGCCGCCGGTGGTCGTAGGCTGCGGCGGGTTCACCGTGGATCCGGGTTGCCCTGCATCGTTCGCGCCGGCGCCGCCCGGTGTGCCGCCGTCCTGGGACGGAGCTGCGGAAGGCGGCTGGGGCGGACCGCCGTTCGGGCTGAAGGCCTGCAGGCCGCGGGCGTATATTTCCGCCTGGTTCTGCGCGCTCGTGTCGAGGCCCTTCTTGGCAATCATCGCCTCGGCCAACTTCGCGAGGCCTGAGACCGGGGAGACGCGCGAAGCCTGGTAGAAGCCGCGGTTTGAGCCCTGCGGCTGCTGCACCGAGATCGGCGTCGCGGCAGCGTTCAACGCCATTTCGGCGACCTGCTGCTGGCGCACCATCTTCGCGTACTCGATCGGGTCCATGCCCGGCGGTACGTTTTGCAGAAGCGATTGACTCGGATCAGCCACTGTAGTCTCCGTCCTGCGGCCAGCCATTTGGCGGGGGGTTGGTTTCCGGCGGCGGGCCGGCCTCGTTCGTGCCCTTGCCGGGCGGGATATCACGCTTCGGCGTATAGCGCCGCGCTTTGGCTTGGCGTAGCGCTTGAATCAAGCGCTGGTCCTGGATCACGCCAACATCGGCCCGGGTGAGCCACCAAGGGAAAGCGGCGGCGCTCCGGCATCGCCGGCCCCGGTGCCAACGCCCAAGGACTGCGCGGTCGTCCCTGGAAGTTGCGGAGTCGTCCCCGGCAACTTGCCCTGCAGCTTCGCCTGCATCTTTTGCTTCATGAGCGCCTGCATGAGCGGCTGCAGGCCCTGCTGCACGCTGTCGTTGAGCCCGGGCGACTGCGCGTTGAATGCGCCGGGCTGCAGCGGCTTGACCGGCTGCGGCGCGGTCGAGGTCATGCCCATCGGCGTCGCCGGTGTTTGGGTGAGCATCGAATCTCCTTAACTTAAGCAGCGGCGAGGTAGGCCAGCATGCCGAGCGAGGCTAGATCGCCGTACTCGGAATTCTGCGTGCCGACCGCGGCGTTGTAGCCAGCCATTTGGCCCGCGTACTGGTTCTGGAAGGCCGACATGATATCCGGCGCCGAGACGCTGGCGCCCGTCGGGCTGATCGAGGAGGGGCTAGAGACCTGGCTGCCGCCCAAGATCGCGGACAGCTCGTTCAACGGGATGCCGAGCTTGTTGCTCCAGTCGGCCAAGTCGGTGGTGCCGGCCGAATTGTTGAGGTTCGCGTTGGTCGCATTTTCCCCGAACAGCTGCTGCTGCTGCGAATTCTCAAGCTGCGCCTCTTGGGTGTTCTCCCCGAAGATCTGCGAGTTGGTGTTGGCGCTCTCCCCGTATTGCGTGTTCTGCAGCGTATTGCCCGCGGTGATGGCGGCGCCGGCGGCCTGCGTGCGCTGCTGCGTTTGCGAGGCGTCCAACTGCGACATCGCGTTGTCGTACGCCGGATCGCCCGGGTGGGCGCCGGAGTTGCGCAAGGAGGAGTCCAACTGCTCGCGCTGCGCATCGAGGGAGGGGTTGATCGCCGCCAGTTCGCCCGCCAACGCCGTGCTCTGCCCGCTGGTGTAGGCATCGTTGGTGTTCACGATCCCGGGCGCCGCGGCGATGGTGCCCGTGGTCGGGCCCGCCGGCGCAACGCTGTACTGCACCGGGTTGATGTTCGGCTCGCCCTGGCCGCTCTCGGTGTTGAACTCGTTCAGCAAGTTGCCCGCGGTGTTGAGCTGGCCCTGCTGTACGCCTTGGGAACTGTTCAATATCCCCTGTTCGGGCGCCGAGAGCGAGGTGGTCTGCGTGCGAATGGGCGCGCCGGTGGTCGGGTCATAGCCGGTGATCGCATAGTTGGTGCTGCCGGTCGGTCCGCTCGTGTTGACATCGTTCAACGCCGAGGAATAGTCCGCCGCTTCCGTGCCGTACTGGTACTGCGACGCCGCCGTGGCGTACGGGTCCGGCGCGGTCGGGGGCGATGGCTTACCCATTTGGCTTACCTCATTCCGGCCGGGTTGAAGCGCTGCAGGGCCGCGGCCATCATTTGCGGGTTCGGGCCGCCTTGCGGGGCGCCCACACCGGGAGGACCGCCGGGCGGCATGCCCTGGTTGCCGGTCATCATCGGTGGCGGCGCGCCGGCGCCAGGCGCACCGGGACTTCCCGGGGCTCCCAAAATTCCGGGCGTCGGGGGCACAAAGCCGGGACGCGGGCCCATCGGCATATTCGGCGCAGGCATCCCCGGCCGCATGCCGCCCACCATCCCGCCCGGAGGTCCGCCCCCCGGCGCGCCGCTATAAGCCGGTGCTGCGCCGTTGGGCTGGGGTTTGCTGTAGGGCGGTGCGCTCCCGCTGCCGGAGCCGGGAGACGGAAGGGGGCGGGGTTGATTTAAGACCATTGGTCAGTTCTCCTGCTTTGAGCCAGCGGCACTCCTCGCGCAACATCCCGAGGACGTGGCAGTCGTTTCCGTTGGCAAGATAGCGGCGCAGCGTCCCTTCGTAGACGTAGCCGAGCCCCTCGCAAAAATCGATCGAGTGTTGGTTGGCGGCGTCGATCAGCACGGTGTTGCGCGCGCACTTCAATTGCATGAACACGTAGCGATAGCACTCGCCCAAAAAGCGGCGCGACAGCCAATAGCGGCCCACCCCGGCGACGTGCAGGTGGATATCGGTTTTGGTGAAATTGTTGAACACCACCCCGCCTATCACATTGCCCATCGCATCGCCCTGGCCGATCGCGGTGTAGGGCGAGTCGCCGAGCTCCATGGCGTTGTGCTTGCAGACGAACTCCGCGACCCGCTCGTCCTCGTGGGCCATCACGAACTTACGGCCCATAGAACGTGCCGCCCACCTCAAATTGGTGCTTGGTCATCATCCACTTCATGGTCACCCCCATCGCCGAACCCTGCATATACATAGCACCCGCGGTCCCGACCTCGTTGGTGCCGATCCACTTTTTGACGATCTGCTGCGCATCCGCCCAGAAGGTGGGCGTGGTCCAAAGGGCCACGTTCCACTGCGCGCCACCCGACTGCGAGAGCGGGATCAAGCCCGCGGGCTGCACCGAGTTGTAGTCGACGTTCATGGTGAGCGCGACTGAAATGCCGCCGGAGGCCACGAAGAACGGGGCGGACTGGGTCCAACGCTTCTGGTCGTTCTCGGCGCCCATTTCGCTGAAGGCCTGCTCGACGTTCCAAGTGATCGGCGCGCCGTTGTCCGAGAGCCCCGTATCGCCCTGGTACACTGCCCCGGGCGAGCCGAAGTACCACTGATTGTTGTAGTTCTCCTGGCAGGAGAGGTTCAACGGGCTCGCAAGCTGCCCCCAGGTGACCCACGCGCCGGTCAGCGTCGACATGACGTACTGATAGCTGGTGGTGCGGTTGCCCGTGGTCGGCACGTTCAGCACCAGCTTGTTGCCGGCGGGGTAGAGCAGCAGCGACCAGCCTAGGTTCGTGCCGTAGAGCTGGATGGCCTGGTTAACCCCATAGCGCACCTTGTCCGAGAGGGTCAACTTCTGCTGGCTGCGGTCGGTCAGCATCGCCTCGGAGAGCAGGATCAAGCCGTCTTGGCAAATGATGGCCGCATCCATGCCCATTTTCTGCCAGCACTGCCGCCCGGTGCCGATCGGCGCGCCGATGCGAAAGTGCGCCGCGACGGAGAAGGTCGTGACGCTGGCCGGGTCGAAACCCTGGAACATGATCACCTCGCCCATCGTCGAGACGAAGGCGATGTAATCGTTGGTGCCGGCGGAGTTGTCGATCGAAACGGTGATCACCGCGGCGATCGAGCCGCCCAGCTTGAAGTTCGGGCCAATATTGAGCAGCGTCAGCGCCCCGCCCACCACGTTTTGCGGCAGGTAGTAGACGTTGAAGGTGTTCGCCTGCACGAACCACAGGCGCTGCTTGTATACGGCCACCTGCGATAAGCTCGAGAGGCTGCCGAAGCCGGTCCACGCGAAGGGCGCCGAGACGCCGGTGACCACCTGCCAGGTGGTGCCGTCGTAGATAATCGGCGAGTCCACCCCGTTGACCAGCACCAGGAAATTCCCGTTCCCCGTGCCGAATTGGTTGTAATCGATATTGGTCGACCCGAGCCCCGAGACGACCGCGGCACCGACCGCTCCGCCGCCGGCGTTGTCGACGCGGTAGATATTGCGGGTGCCCGCGTTGTTCACGCAGGCAAAGAGCGTGGCGGCCCCGGACCCTAAGGCGTTGTACGCCATCAAGGTCTCGGGGTTCCCGGTGAAGGTCGCCAGCAGCTTCTTGCCCCCGCGCAGCTCGACCCAGGTGGGCTGGCAGAACAGGTTGTCGATGATGACCGCGTCTTGCTCGGGCATCGCCGCCAGCGAGTCCTTGGTGTTCAGCCCGCCGACGGGGCTGATCTGGCGATAGGTCTTGACGACCGGGGCCTTGCGCGACTCCGCGGCCGTCGCCCGCGCGGCGAGGCTCACTTAACTACCGAACCCGGTGTCGGGCACGTTCTGCGAAGAGAGCAGGCGGATACCGCTCGCCCGGGCATTGAGCGGCAAGTTGCGCGGCATGGTGAAACGCCCGCTGGTCCGATCGAGCGAGTCCTGGTACTCGGAGAATTCCTCCGCGTAGGCCATGCCCTTGGCCTTCAATATTCGCCACTTCAAGGACTTGGTGATGAGGTCCTCGGGGAAGGCTAAGCAAATATCGGTATCCAACTGCATCAGCGTCTGCGTTGGTTGCGTGGGGTTCACCGTGCCGGCGGGTGAAGCCCAAAACAGGCTCGCATATTCCATGACCAACAGGTCCGAAATAGGCGAGGACTGGCCGGTCGGCACGTAGGGGGCGGGGTTCACATAGATCTGATTGCCCATCAGGCGATAGCGAAGCCGCGGTCCCACGGGGGAAATTCCGGACTTCAACACCTGCCACTCTTGCGCGTCGACCGGGCCTAAAAGCTGCCAGCGAAAGTTGCGGTCCCAGCCGGTCTGCGGGATGAAATAGCTCAAGTCCGCCGGCTGCGGATAGGCCTCCTGACCGAAGGCGAGCTGGTTGTCGACCTGTACGCCCTGGGTGGTGGTGAGATTGGCGTTTTGGTTGAGCGTGACGGTCTTGGCGCCCACATTCACCGAGACCACCGCGGTATCGTTTAGCAGGTACGTGCTCGAGGCCTGCCAATTGGCGAGCACGCCGGCCAACCCCGTCCCCGAGCCCGTAAAGTTCACGTTCGTGATGACGTTCGAGTTCGGGGTGAAGGTGCCGGTGAAGGGGCCAATCCCCAGCAGGTTGAACAGGAATTGCTTGCGGATGCTCGGCCAATAATCGGCCGCGTTGTCGGCATCGCGAAGCTCCAGGCCCGCGCGGTTCACCAGGCCTTGCGCCTGCTGGACGGTCAAGTCCGGGTTGCCCACCACCTGCGTTGGGCTGCCGAAGCCGACCTCGCTGAAGGCCCCCTGCACGATGGTGAGAAGTGACACGGCGTCTCCTTCAGTGAAGCGGTTTAACCCGTCTGCTTGAGCTGCGGCGGCTTGCCCTGGCGGCGCTCCGGCCCGGCCGGCGCCTCATCGGCGTCCGGGATGCGGTGCTTCTTGGCGGCGTTCGCCTTCGACATCTTGCGAATCTCGGTCGCTACCACCGGCGCGGTCCCGACCATGCGGCCCGGGGCGGCGGGCCCCTCGCTGCCGTTCAACTTCGATTGCAGCGCCAGCACGTGCTGCTGGAGCGCCTCGATCTGCTTGGCCTGCGTGGCGGACAGCTCCTCGAAGCGCGTCGCGCGCTCCTGCTCCTTCGCGACGATCGCGGTGCGCTTCAAGTCATCGAGCGCCGCGCGCGCCAGGTCCCGGTACTTCACTGCCCCCATGATCGACTGGGCGGTTTGGTCGGAGAGCGATGCCAAGGCCTCGACGGTGTGGATGTTGTTCACCTTCAAGGACTCGGCGTAGGAGCGGCTGACCACGCCCCACTGCTCGATCGGAATCCCGGTGTCGGCCGAGATGCCCTTTTTCATGAAGCGCTTCCAGGCGTTGGGGTACTTGTTCGGCTCCGGCGCATCGCCGTTGTCACAGACCTCCTGCAGGTCCCAGACGGTGTGGTACTCGCCCGATTCGTCGTCGACCACCGTCTCGTAGATCACGCCCTTGGTCTCGTGCACCCAGACCGTGTTGCGGTTGCCGGGCATGACGATGCGCGTGTAGATGCGCTCCTGGAAAATCTGATGGCCCAAGTTCTTCGAGATCGCCTCGAGGAAGACCTGCTGCGGGAAGAACTCGACGATCATGCCGTCATCGAGGCCGTAGGAGACGGTGCCCCCGCCCTCCGTCTGGCGCTGGTTTTGCGAGCCCGGGCGCATATGCACGTCGCGGCTGCCAATGTGGTGCGGCGGGGAAAATTCGGTCATGCCTTCGTTCATTTACATCACCCTCTTGTAAATCACGTCGCGGTGCGCGACGCCAATTCGTTGATAAGACAGCTCTTTGAGCCACGCATCGACCTGATCATCGGTGTACCCGTAGCGCTCGCCCAGGCCCTTGAGCTCAAGCACGATCAGCGGCGAGCAGCGCGCGATGGTGGCGGCCGCGCCCTTCAAGGCCTGCAGCTCGAAGCCCTCGACGTCCAGCTGCAGCAGGTCGACGTGGGCTAGTTCAAGTGAGTCCAGGGTAATGACCGGGAATTCCGACCCCTGAGCCACGGCGGACGCGCCACAATTCTGCGGGTCGCGGGCGATGGCACCCAGGCCCTCCAGCTCCCCCAGTGCCGCGAACCGCATGAACACATTCGGCTCTCGCACGTTGCGTGCCAGGCAACCGTAATTAAGCGCGTCAGGCTCAAACGTATAGACATCGGCGAAGTGTTTGGAGAGCTCCTTCGGCCACACCCCAACGTTGCCGCCGGCCTGGACCGCCACCCGTCTATGGGTACAAAGACCTATGTACTTTTCCAAATCGGGCAGGCTCCCGAGGATACTCTGGCGCGCCTGGGTGTCCTGGCTCGGCCACTCAAAGCCGTCAATCTCGACCGTGGCCGAATTCATGCCGGCGACCACCGCGGCAATGAGCCCGTCCCCGGTGACCGAGATCTCGCAGCCTAATCCCATCAGGGCCTGCGCGAGCTCCTTCCAATCATCCGCCTGCTTGACCATCCACGGGGCCGCCTTGAAGCGCTTCCCGCCAACGACGCAGTCAAGCGCCCGGTCGGTGTCGTTCACCGCCTGGCCGTAGGCGTGATGGTTGCCGTCGCGGTAGGAGGAGTCGAAGCCGAAGCACATCAGGCGGCGAAAGCCCATGACGTACGCCAAGGCCATCGCCCGGGTGCCGACGGTGGAGCCCCCGCCGACCAGCAGGGCCTTGCGATCGATCACGGTTTCAACGCCCTGGGTGAGCGGGTGCCAGATGGTCAAGTCGCCAAGTTCGGCGCCGGCGGCCAGCGTCTTCGGGTTGCACATCGAGGCGTAGAGCTTGATGCCGCCCTCGTACACCCACTCGGCGTGCAGCTCGCGGGCGTCCATCATGACGTGGAAGTTCGGCGAAATTCCTCGATCGCGCAGGAACCCGTCGACGTTATTGCAGCTAAACACCAGCGCGCCGCCGCGCTGCATGGCGCCGATCATCGGCAGGTGGTCGGCCAGGGAGGGGCCGCCGCCGCAAATGATCGCGCACTTCTCGTGCGGCTCGCTTTGCGCGAGGTTCGCGTAGTCGTGGGTCAGGGCGTCGGCGATGTTCGCCACCACCTTGGTTTGGTCGACCGTGCCCACCTCGAAGATCTGCGCCGAGTTCGCCGCGCCTACCTTCCATAGTTCGGGCACCCAGCCGGTGAGCACCTCGTGTGGACGCGGCCGCCCGTGGAAGAACACGACGCTGGTGCCTTTCGGAACGCCCCAGACGCAATCGACTTTGTACGATCGCAAGCTCCCCGGGTAGAGCTGCTGCAGGAAATCTGGCGGCCAGGGCGCCCCGCCAATGCGGGCATGCAGCCAGCCGAATTCGAGGCCGTTCGCGGGGTCTATTCCCGGCGGCCCCTTCCAGAATTGCTCGAGGACCTGTTGGTCACCGCCGGGCGAGCGCGGCTGCTTGCGCTTCGCCCACTCCTCCCAAATTGAGCACGTCAGCGCCGTGCCCGCTATCCAGCTCATCACGGAGCTTTGGAAGCCGCCCGGTCGGTAGACGTCCTCCAAAATTCCGAACGCCCCCGGGTACTCGAACAACTTGTCCAAAGGACCAGCAATTACCGTGTCGAGGTCGAAATACCATATCCGATCGCCCTTCTCGAAGCCCAAGGTGGCCTGCATCGCCGGGTCGAATAGTTGCATCTTCGCCCACCAGCCGGGAAGGGTCTCGGCCTGGTTCGTGGTGCAAATCCCCCCGAACTCCTTAAGGTCGTCGGGCCGATCCGTGAGACACACGAACCGACCCGAAAACCCATCCGGCAGATTGCGTCGCACCATGTCGAAGAGGCGCTCGACGTATTCGACGCCGAACGCCTCTCCCTGCCTGACACAGGCGACGTGGAGCATTACTTGCCTTCCATGCTCGGGCGGCCGTTCAAGTACACCAGCACGCAGCTGGAGGTACTCGTGACCGTCGTCTGGTTGGCAAGCCGGGCTCCGAGGATCTGCTTGCCGGCCGAAGCGGTCGTGTAAATACGCCCCGCCGTTGCCGACATGTAGACACCCGCACCCTGCTCGGTCGCCACCGGCGCCACCTGAATGTTGGTCTTCAGGACCTGGGTCGCCCCGCCGCACTGGAACCAGGCGTATTGCACGCTGGCCGCGTTGCTGGTGATGCCCGCGCCGCTGTTATTCACAGTCGAGGCGATGCACACCGCCACCGGCGCGCCGGTGTTCAGCGAGGTTGCCCCGGCGGGCATGATGACGTAGCTGTACTGCGTGCCCGAAGGCCCGAACTCGTACGAGCACACCGTCCCCAAGGGCACCGCCGTCGAGACGGGCACCGCCAGGTAGATGAACTCACCGAAGCCTAAGGTGGGCTCCCACGCCCGGAGGATCTGCCCCAACATGGGCTCGAACACCGGCCGCGGCAGCACGCTGGTGGCTACGTTTTGCAAACCCGTCGCAGCGGGGCCCGGGCCCGGGGCATCGGTGGAAACGAACCCGATGTCGAGTACGCCGATGATCGGGTCCAAGAACGACCAATTGTAGGTCGGGTTGGCCGGCACCTGAGCCGCCAGAAATTGCACTTTACCCATTGAAAAACCCTCTTATGAGAACCGGATTACCGCAAGGAGCCGCCGGCCGTTAGGCCGCGAGCACGCCCTGCAGGAAGCGGTTGCTGGTGGTGAGGTTTCCCGCAAAGCCGATGAGCTTGACCATCGCGTCCTGGTTGACCGCGAAGCGCTCATCGCCCAAGGGGGCAAAGTTGCGATCGGCGTGCGGGCGGAAAAAGAGGTACTTCGTGTTCAGGAAGTACATCGTGTTCACCGGCGCCCCGCCCCCGAACCCGCCGTCCAACACGACGTCGCAGTTCATGTACTTGAGCGTCTGGAACCCCAGCTCCGCCAGCTCCTCGTTCTGCACGCGCTGCAGCGCCTGCATCGACTCGAGGTAATAGCGGTAGAAGTTGTTGTCCGCGACGATCAGGTCCGGGGCGTCGGCGCCGCGCACCAGCTGCAGGTAGACGCGGTTCATGTAGGTCTGAATCGTGCCCGTGGACACCGCGGCGCCACCGTTGGTGATGCCGGAGAAGGCCACATTTCGCCAGAACGCCCACACCGAGGGGTCTATTCCCCCAACGATGCCAGAACTCGGCGTAAGGCTGACCAGCAGCTGGATACCGCCGATCTGACGTCCGCCATCGGCGGTGCCGTTGGAGTAGGTGTCGAGGGCGATATTGTTGGTGAGGGTCTGCTCGGCGTTCTCGATCCGGCCCTCGAGGAGATCGATGATCGCCTCTTCGCCAGAATTTTGGAGCATCTCGAGTCCGCTGATGGAGACCGCGACCGCCGCTTGGGCATAGTTGTACTCCGCCCCGGTGAACACGTCGCTCGGCGAGATGTTGAGCACCTCGTACCCCGAATAACGCTTGTAGGTGCCGTTCTCCTGGTAGTTCAGCTCCTGCACGATGGTTCGGCCGCCGGTGACCGGCTTGACCCGGCCGCGCGCCCGCAGGCGGTACAGCAAGGCGTTGTTTTTGGTGACGTTGTCGGCGAGCTTGCCCGTGCGGTTGCGCAAGGTCGTGGTCACGATTTCCGTGACCGTGGCCGACGGATTGATTAAGGCCATTTGGTTTTACCTCTGGAAGTGGGGTTAGACGCGGCTTCGCGCGTCCGCAAAATTGTGTTGAAGCTCTTCGCGCAGAGAGCGGTTCGCGCCATCGCCGCCGCCGGAGGCTACGGAGCCTGACCCGCCGCGGACGCTGCCGCCCTTGGCTCTCGCGTTTTGGACCCGCAGCCGCTTGGCTTCGGCGTCCTGAGTAGCTTTTTGCTCTGCCTGCTGACGTAGTGCGCGGATATCCGGGCGAGCCCACGTGGCCTGATCGTAGGCGTCCTTGAGCGTGCTCGCGGCCCCCGCCTGCAGGAGTGCGACCATTTGGTCTTTCACTGCATCGAAGTAGGGCGCGTCGGGCTGGGCTCGGAAGTCGACGATCTCTTGGTAGGTTTCCTGCTGCTCTCGGTACTCCTTTTCCTGAGCTTGGCGCTGGTTATCCGCCTGAAATTGGGCCCATTGCTGCGCCATCTGTTCGATGTGCGGCGGGATGACAACTGCAGGTGGTTGCCCGTTTGCGCCGGGCTGAGGACGAGGATTGGGTTGGGCACCGGCCGGGGGCTGCGGCATTCCCAGCAGGGAGCGCATGTCGAGGCCGTTGCGAAGGGCGACGTCGCGTAGCAGCGCCGCCTTGGAATTGTTGTCGTTGCCCCCGAGCACTTTCATGATGCCGAGGAAGTCCTGGTACAGGCGCAACGGATGCACGCCGGCGCGCATGATCACATCGGAGTTCGCCTGGCTTATTTCCGCGAACTGCCGCCCGTAGGTGCGCTGCTCGTCCTGGACGGTGAGCGCTTTGTGCATTTCCCCTTCGCGGCGGGTGATCTCCGCGCGCACCGGCGCCGGCAACTTCGGCCACTCGGCCTTCATCTGCGGCGTCCAGCCTTGAGGGGCTATGTCGGCGTTTGCGCCCGGGCTCGGATTTGCATTGCCAGCGGGAGCAGCGCCTTGTTGGGGTGCGCCGCCAGGTCCCGGCTGATTTGCAGCTGCTCCGCCATCGGCAGCTCCGCCAGGCGCAGCAGGATCACGTGCAGCTGCTTGTACGCGAGGCGTACCTTCCGTTCCGCCTTCTGCAGCCGCTCGGCGAGTAAAGCGGCCCGAGTCGTCACGGACTGGGCCCGTCTGCTCGCCACCGCCTTCGGGGGCGTCGCGCTCGCCGGCTTGCCGGTCGATGACTTCGTCGCGAGCGGACTCGATCTGCTCGCGGATTGTGAGTTCTGGCGCTTCATCATCCCCGCCCGTGCCGCCTACATCGTCCGCGGTCACCTGTGCTTGTCGTGCCATTTTACGCCTTCTTTCGTTCGATGAGTCCGCCACGCTTGGTGTCGGGTTTGAGGATTTTCCGTACCTGGGCCCGCATCTGCTCGCGCAGTTCGCGCCTGCTCCGGTCGGTGTGGATCTTGCGCATAGGCTGGGTCTTGGGCTTGTCGTTGCCCACTTCGACCAAGCGGTTGCGCTTCAAAAATTCCCGGTGGGCTTTGCGGCTGGTGATCCACTGGCCCATCTTGTCGCCGGTCAAGGCCTTGTACGGGGCAATATCGCCCTGCACGTAGGCCGCCGAGAGCTGCTGCGTCATCGGCACCCCGCAGATGCAGAACACCGGCTCCAAGGCCTCGCGCACCGAGCGGAGGATTTCACGCTGCTTGCCGCAGTGGCCGCACTTCCAATCGTAGAGCGGCATCAGTAGCCGCGGCCGGCGCCGGCGCTGATCACCGGCTCGAACGGATCGCCCGACTCCCAGCCGATTTTGTAGTAGTGGCCGGAGTGGATATCGTCCGGCGTGCCGCCCCACCAGTCATACAGCAGCGGACGGCCAGCCCCCGAGACACCCCACACCCGCCGCAGGTTGGCGACGTTGTTCCGGAACGCCAGCCAAATATAGGCGTGCGCCCACGGCCAGCCGGTCGGCGGGTCGTCAGAGTTCCAATAGATCCAGGTCACTCGGGCGAGCGCCGGCCATAGACAGATAAATACACCGGGGATGAACAAAATCGCGTTTACAGCCTGGATGCCGGCGAAGAGCAGCCAAAATAGACACGTTTTCATGCGGCCTTTTTCTCCTTGTCGGCCGCGGCGGCTTTGCCCATCTTCTCATCGTGGGACTGGTTCATCCGCGTGATCGACTGCTCGTGGCGGCGGCCCTGCTCGTTTTGCTCCTTCTCGTGCGCCATCTTCATGCCGGCGATCTTGAGCTCGGTGTCGGCCTCGAGCTTGGCGATGCGCTCCTTGGCGGCCGTCTCCCACTGGGATTTCTCGGCCTCGAAGCGCGCGCGCAGCTCCTCGATGACCTGGTCGGTCTTGGCCTTGATCTCCGCGGCGTGTTGCGCGGTTTGGGCATCGAGTTGCGCTTTGAGCTGGTCCCGTTGCGACTCCAGCTGGTTTTCCTGCTGCGCCTGTTGGGCCTGGGCTTGCTGCTCGCCCTGGGCGACCTGCAGCGTGACCTTGCCCTTGATCTGCTCGAGCTGCATTTGGATTTGCCCCTCGGCCTGCGCCTTGGCGACCTCCGGCGGCGGCCCCTTCGGCTGCTTCGCGGCCTTCTCGAGCGCCTCCATCATGTCCTCGAAGGTTTGCTCGACCGCGCGCGCCGTCTTGAACGCGCGGATGCCGAACATCAGCAGCTCGCCCAACATCGGCAGGATCTCGGGGGCGGCGGCGCCGGCCTGGACCATTTGCTGCACGAACTCGCCGACCGATTTGATCAGCTCCATGCGCGCCAGCTTCTCGGCCTCCTCGTCCATGCGGATGGTCGAGTCGGTCTCCAGGTCCAAGCGGAACTCGCGTAAGACCGGGTTCTTGAGCAGCGCCTCGACCTCCTCCCAAGTGGGAAGCTCGAGCAGCTGCATTTTCTCAGGGCTGGGCGGGGCTTGGCCCGGCGCCGGCGTCATCGGCTGGGAAGGTGCGCCGGGGTGCATTTGACCGCCGGGCTGTGGCGCCTGCTGCGCTCCGACCGCAGGGACGGCACCGGCGGCAGGCGGGAGACCCGCTTGCGGCATACCCGGTGCGCCCTGCGGCGGTCCCGAAGGACCCGGCTGCGGCGGCGACGTTGTATGAGGCGGAAGCATAGCAGGCGGGGCAGCGCCCGGGGCTCCTGGATGCACCCCGGGTGGCGCACCGGCAGGCGGCGAAGGGGATGACATCGCGGCCTGCGCTTGCGCCATTTGCTGCATTCGGGCTTGCGCAGCGAGCTGCGCTTGGATCTGTTGTTTCTCCATGGCGGTCAAGAGCTTGACGCCACAGATTTGCTTCAAGGTTTCGATATCGTAGCCGGCCACAATTTGGCCGATGATCCGAATCTCGTCCCGGCAGAAGCGCTGCACCTCGGTCTGGGCGTCCTCGATGCGCACCATCGAGAATTGGCCTTTGAGCTGCTGCGCGGTGGCCGTCTCGTTCGGGTCGCTCATGCCGCGGACGATGTCGGAGATGCCGGTGAGCTGGTAGACGTCCTCGATCAACGCGGTGCGCTGGTCGCGCAGCTTCTGCAGCGTATCGGCAATTTCCTCCATCGGCAGGAGGGCAAAGCTTCCCGCGAGGCCCCCCTTCTCCTTCATCGCAGCCCATCCATTGACCGGCACCAGGGCGTTTTCCACGCCTTCGGAAAGCAATCGATCGAGCGCCTCGGCGCTGGCATCGCGCACGCCGGCGACCTTCAAGGCCTTGGTGATCGAGACGATGCGGGTGGAGAGCTCGTCGATCTCGTTCGCCTGGTCCTGGTAGAAGCTGAAATTCGGCGTCGGCACCAGGTCGTCATTGCACAGGTTCGCCAGCAGCGGCCGGGGCGTGGGGAAGAAGCCGTCCAGCCCCAACTTGTCGTCGCGCTTGTCGAGCAGCTTCGGGTAGGTCTTCACCATCCAAAGGATCACGCGCCGGCGCTTGTCCCAGATCTCGTACACGATCGCCTTCTTGCGGGTTTGCGGCACCTTCGTGTCGGTCAGGTTCTTCGGCGACCAGTCGAGCGGGATGCCGGCAATCTCCGCCTCGGTGAGGTTCGTGAAGCGCAGCTCCAGCTCCTCGCGGTCCATGTACACGCGGCGCCACTTGCCGCGGACCTCATCATCGACCCGGGCCCAGGAATGGCCGTAGTCCTCCCAGTACACGTAGTCGAGCTTGGTCTCCTCGTATTCGATGGTCTCCTCGGCCACCTCGTCGGGCGAGACGTTCGAGACCTGCACGCCCTCGGCGCCAATTTGATCGAGCTTTGGGACTTTGCCCTCCGCGCCAACCGTCAAGGGCTGGGCGGTTTCCCCGGGGGCTTCGGAGCTTTGGAGGGAGGCGGGGTCGGGCTCGCCGCCAGCAACGGTACCTGCAGGGCCCGAGTCTGCCGGACGACGCTCTGCATCAGCCGCTGCAAGTTCTTGCTTCTTGAAATGCGGCACGTAGCGCACCCAGACAGTACCTCGGCCTGGCAGCTCGAAGTCGAGCACGCATTGGCGGTTGGTCTGCCAGGAATCGTTACAGTGATCAAGGGTGTACTGAATCGACCGCTCGAGAACCTCGGAGGCCACGCGGCCGACGGGGTCCTTGTCGCGGAAGCGGCGCTCGACGACGACCTTGGGGTTTCGGGCATAGAGCGCGGGCAAGCGGGTCTGGGTGTTGGCCCAGAGGATGTTGTACCGGGTGATCGCCTCCTCCCTGGGCGTGCGGACGTCCTTGTATTTTTTCATGATCTTGCGGCCGCGGCGCAGGAACTTGTCGAACATCCGCTCGTAGGTGTCGATCTCGTCCTTCCAATAGGCCACCTCGGCGTCGATGTCCCCGCGCCGATTCGGATCCGCCTTCTTCGCCATGGGCTATTGGAGGAAGAAGGTGACGATCGCGCCGGTCGTGAGCGTGATGTTCAAGCCGGCCAGCATGTCGGCCGGGAACGGGGTGAAGGGCGGGACCCCGAGGGTGGCGCTTGACAGCGGCATGGCCGTGAGCTTCGCGTTGCCTGCAGCCACGCCCGCCACACTGGCCGAATCATTGATCGACAGCGTCGGCGTTGCGCCGCCCGAGTTGTAGAGAAAGCCGAGGATTTGGCAGTCGCGGGCTAGCACCTGCTGCGCGGCGCCGGTGCCCGTGACCTGGATCGGATTGCCTGTTTCTAATGCGCCTGGGCCGCCCATTTACTTCTCCTCGGTCGGTGGTTCAAACGTGCTCGAGTGGCGGATTTCCCAGCCCGGCCCCAGCACCTTCAGTATTTTCTTGGCCCGCGTCAGGCCGAAGGTCGATTGCGCGCCTTCCGAGTGGAACTCCCACGTCCCGGGCGATCGCTCGCCCTTGATCCGCGCCCGCTTCACCCTGCAGATGCGCCACTCGATCAGCTCCGAGTGCATCATCGGCGTCGATTACCGCCAGCTCGGGGACGATCCACTTGCCCGCGAACATCATGGTGTGACTTTCGTCGGCCGGTCCGTAGCCGATTAGATTCTTGGGCAACCGGATCCACGGGGTAAGGCCGGTTATGGCGATCAGGTCCAGGCCGATCTCCTTGAAGGCCGCGGGCGGCACTGGGAAATACTCCCGGCCGGACGGGGCCCGGAAGCTCTCGCAGCGCGAGTTCACCAGCCTTTCCCACCACAGAACCGTCAAGGGATGCCAGCGCAGCGCAGGCGGATACGACTGCAACTGCGCCGGCAATTGATCTCTCGGAACGCAAGCGCGCTCAGTCCTTGGAACTAGATCCTGAGCCACGGACGGCCTTCTCCAGTTCCTCGGTCTTCTGCGCTTGGCCCTTTTGGAACGGCATCCATTCCGCCCAGTTGAGGGTCTCCTCGTCCGGCTCCGCGTCCTCGTCCTGCAGCAGCAGCACGTTGGTGGCCGGGCGGCAATTGCCCTGCTCATCGAAGTGCGCCACGTTGATGGTGCCGTCGGCGTTCACGCCGCAAAGCAGCGCCGCCTGCGGGCCGATGATTTGCGCCTCGGTTTCCGGATCGTCGTGCGCCGGATCCCGGTGGTAGTAATGCACCACACGCCCGACGGTGGGCTCGATTCTTACCTTCGCCATTGCTATCCCCTGTTATGCCGCTTTGGGCGGCGGATTCGATTCGTTTGCCACCGGCGGCGGGCAGACCCAGTGCCGGCAAAACATGAAAGCGTTGGGGTCCTCGGGGTGAACGACGCGCGCCCAGCCCTGGTCCTTGACTACCTGCAGCGCCTCGGCCGCGACATCCTCGGGGAGCACGATGATTTCGTCCTTCACCGGCGTGCGCTGCAGGCGGCCAATGTAGGTCATGAGCTTCACGCTCGGGTCCTTCGATTGGCGCCCGGACTCGTTCGGGTTCAAGGGCTGCGGGATAGGCTCCATCGGCCGGCGGGTCGTGACCGCCTTCAAATTCGGTCCGCGCGTTTGTTCCACTTGTTCCCACCGCCGTGCTTCGGCCAGAACACCTCATCGGCGGTGGCCTCGTTCAAAAATCGCGCCTTTTCCGGCGGCTTATCTTGCAGGCGAGGCTGCCACACCTGGCCGATGATCTCAAAGGCTTTCGAATCGTGGCTCGACCAGTCATGCACCGGGGCGTCGGAGAGAATTTTGGTCTTCGGATCCCAGTTGAAGTGGTAGCTGCGCAGCGCCTCTAAGCCCGTGGCGCACGCCTCCATATCGAACTGGCAGAACTCCAACGTCCGGCGCGCCGCGGCGATGCCGTTCAAGGTGCTGGTGGCCGGGATCACTTCCATCGTCACGCCCATATCGTAGGCCTGATCCCCGAAGCTGCGCCCGCCGGCGGCCAAGGTCTTGTGCGCGCCGTCGTGCGGGATGTAGTGCATCCCGTACTGGTAGGCCATGCGGTGCGCGGCGTCCTTGATAGGGTCGCCCAGGTAAATCTTGCCCTCGGGGCTGAAGACGATCTCCTGCCCGTACAGCCGCTCCATGTAATGCACCGGCTTTTGGCCCGAGCTGCGGTAGTGATCGATAACGTTGATCATCGGCCCGGGCACAATTTGAAAGAACCAAATCGCGGTCGCGTCGGAGAAGCCCAAATCCCAGGCGGTATGCACCGGGAAGGCCGGGTCGTACGCGGTCGGGCAGATGCGGCCCTTGTGTTCGAGCGCCCGGATCCCGTTGGCGTACACCGCGCCGATGATGGCCGCGTCGAAGGAGCACATGTACTCCTGGTCGAAGAAGGCCTGGCCTATTTCCTGGCCGAACTGCTGGATCAGCTCGAGCCGCTCTTCCTCGAGCTCGGCGGCGCTGAATATTTCGGTCTGCGTGGCGTCGAGCACCTGGTGGAACCAGCCAGGAGCGCGCTTAGCCGACTCGTACAACGAGAGCCCGTGGTTGCGGCCGCGGGGGGTGTAGATGAAGATCGCCCAGCCGCCGTTCTCTTTGAGAATTGGCCGCAAATAAGCCCACGCCGCAGGGTCTGCGAGCGAAAACTCGCTGAACACAATGCCAATAGGCGGAGAGCCGACCAAGGCGTTGAAGTTGTCACTGCCCACCACCTGCCAGATCGAGCCGTTCTTGAACTCGATCATCATCTCGTTGTTGCGCGTGCGCTTGCGCAGCTCGATGGGGAAGGCCTCATCGATGCGCCGCTTACCCGTGTGCGGGTTGATCGCCTCCCAGATCGCTTTGCGGGCCTGCTCCGCCTGGGGGAGCATGTGCCAGTAGTTGCCGACCCGCCGGCACATACAGCGGCAGGTCCAATGCAGCGAGACATCGTCCTTGCCGGCGCGGCGGTGCCAAACCGTGCAGGCGCGAATGCCGCCGGCGACCAGGTAGTTCCACAGCTTGTCCTGGTGCGGCTCGGTGTACCAGCCGCCGTAGGGGTCGACCTCGCGGCCGACCGGACTGGGGTTCACCCGGTCTTGCGGCGCTTGGCGTTATAGCCAGGCGGCCGCTGCGTCGGATCCCGGTCGACCACGGTGAAGCTCCCCGAGTGCTCGACGTCAATCTTCTCGCGCCAGCCGGCTTGCGCCTTCAACCAAAAGATGGCCGCGGCGATCGATTGCTTCTTGCCCGGGGCGGTGGCGGCGGTGAACAGCGCCCGGCCCACCATCGCGTTCGCGCGGGACTTGCCCAAAGTCAGCTCGTCCGGGTAGTGCTTGAGCAGCGTCTTGGTGTCGATGCCGACGATTTTGGCGATATCGTGGTGCGGCGTCCCGACCGCAGCGTAAGCCTGGACCTCGGTACGCTGCGTGTCGCTCGGCCTATGCGCCTTGTTTGGCACGGGCCACCTGCGCATCGGCGAAGGAGACGCCGTCCTTCTCGCGCTTGGCGACCGCGCCGGCGAAGTCCTGCCAGCGCAGCACCGCCACGTCGACGTAGCTCGGGTTCAGCTCAACGCCGAGGCAGGTCCGCTGCATCTGGTGCGCGGCGATGACCGTGGTGCCCGAGCCCAAGAAGGGGTCATAGACCGCCATGCCGGGGTTCGAGTTGTTCGCGATCGGACGGCGCATGCATTCGACCGGCTTTTGCGTCGAGTGCCCGGTCTCGCTCTTCATCGGCTTGTCGATTTCCCACAGCGTCGTCTGCTTGCGGTCCCCGGCCCACTGGCCCTGGCCGCCCTTGCGCACCGCGTACCAGCACGGCTCGTGCTGCCAATGGTAGTGGCCGCGGCTGATGGCCAGGTTGTTCTTGGCCCAAATGATCTGCGATCGCAGTTCGAAGTTGGCCGCGTGCAGGCTTTCGGCGACCTCGGCCGAGTGCAGGCCGGAATGCCAGACATATGCGACGTCGCCCGGGAAGAGCACCCAAGCGCCGCGCCAGTCGGCCTGGTGATCGTTCTTGACCTTGCCCACCGCGCGGCCGCCGATCTTCTTGCCGTTGTTTCGGACGCTGTTGTTGCGCCAGTCCGGGTCGTACTCCACCCCGTACGGTGGGTCGGTGACCATGAGCTGCGGCTTGATGCCGCCTTGGAGCAGCTTGGCGACCAGCTGTGAATCCGTACAGTCCCCGCAGGCGATGCGGTGCTTGCCGCACAGCCAAATGTCCCCGAGCTTCGAAACGGCCGTCTCCGGCGCCGGCGGTACCGCGTCGGGATCGGTCTTGCCGCCTTGGATACCGTCCGGGCTCCAGGTCAGAATCGACTCAATCTCCGGCGCGGTGAAGCCGGTGAGGTCCATCTGAAAGTTCGCGTGATCGAGCTCGCTCAAGATCGAGCTCAACGCCGCCATGTCCCACGAGGCGTTCAGCGCCAGCTTGTTGTCGGCCACCAGCAGCGCTGTCTTCTGCGCTTTGGAGAGGCCTTTGACTTCGATCGCCCCGGCGCTCTTCTGCCCCAAGGCCTGCAGCGCCTGCAAGCGGCCGTGCCCGGCAATCAGCAAGCCACGCTCGTCGATCAGCAAGGGATTCGTGAACCCGAACTCCTGCATCGAGGCGGCGATCTGGGCTATCTGCTCCGGCGAATGCAGCCTCGGGTTGCCGTCCCAAGGCCTCAATTTGGACAATTCGACTTTTTTATACGCGTGGACTTTCATCGATCGGACCTCCCGCTCTCCACGTCTTAGGTGGGCGAAGCGGCGAATTACTTCACGTGGAACAGGAACTTACGCAGACAGATTGGCGACCCACTTGCCGAGGCCGATGTAGGAGAACACCGCCTGCTTGTTCGCGGCGATGGAGAAGCCGGCGTTTGCGCCCGCCCCTTGCACGGTGCCGGCGAGCTGCGGGTAGACGAGCAGCGCCTGGGCGGCCTGGTTGTTCACGACCGTGATGGTGTCCCCGATCTCGACCAATCCGGTCTGTCCCGCAGCGCTTCCGGTCGGTTGCTGGTCCGCGCCCCAAGGGAGGATGGCGCCGGTGCTCGCGCTCACCGTGTTGAAGACGTTGAAGTCGCGCGGCAGGGGCAGTGCGGTTGCTTGGGAATTGCCGGTGGCGACGAGCGCTTGCGATGAGGGGTAGTCGAACGCGCCCTTGATGGCTTGAACGACACCGACGGGGAGTCCGCGGATCCAGGCTGCTACGGTCATGGGTCGAACCTCTTAAGTGTTGATAAAAGTGAGGGGTTTCAATGCGCTAGCTATGCGATAAATATCGCCTCAATACATCGACTTCTTG